TGATTATTCCCAGAAAGTTTAGATTTTTCCCGATTATTAATTTTAGTAGTATTGACTCTACAACATAGATTATGACTGACATTTTCTACTTTAAACATTTATTAATTACGGTATTTCTTATGTATAAAAATGATTTTTTTAAACGAAAAGATAGACTAATAAAGATGATGATTATAATATTGAGTTTAACCATAACTATTGGATTTTTGATGTATAAAAAATCCATGTTTAAGAATTTTTGGAAGAATGGATCGATTTATCCACAAATCAAGTTAACATCCGAAAGAAGTCACTTTAAACCATTCGAATACCCTGAATGTTATGACAAATGGGATACCCACGAACACGCCCATTGGTCCTTTAAAGAGTTGAATATGCAAGATGACGTAAACGATTGGATTAATCGACTTACAGAGTCGGAGAAGATATTTTTAATTCAGATATTGCGTTATTTCACACAAGGAGACGTTGATGTTGCTGCTGGATATGTAGAATATCTACAAATTTTTAAACAACCAGAGGTAAGGATGATGTTGTTTGGTTTTGGTGCTCGAGAAGCTATGCATATCGCCAGCTATTCCCATCTTATAACGACCTTAAATTTACCGGATATTACATACCAAGAATTTATGAATTTCAAGGCCATGAAAGACAAACACGAGTTTGTTTTTAACAAAAAATTCAGGTCCAATCCAATCACAAGATTCGTAAATTTCTTACTATTTGGATACGATGAGAAACTTGAGGAGATTGCAATAAAAATAGCCTTATTTTCAGCTTTCATAGAGGGAGTACAGCTCTTTTCTTCCTTTATCATGCTACTAAATTTCACTAGGCATGGTTTAATGAAGAAAATGGGCCAAATTATTCAGTGGTCTATTGCGGATGAAACCCACCACACAAATTCAATGATGCAGTTGTATTGTACTCTGGTCGATGAGAACAAGGATTACATCCGACTGGGTGTACTCAAAGAGAGGGTATATTGGACCGCCAATAAGATTGTCGACTTGGAAGACAGATTTATCGACCTTGCATTCGAGTTTGGAGAGATGCGTGACCTAACAGCCGATGACGTTAAAGCTTATATTAGATACATTACCGATAGACGACTTACTACCATGGGTTACGGCTCTATTTATACCATTAAAGAAAATCCTTTAGGATGGGTAGAAGATATCCTTAATGCTCCAACTCATACAAACTTTTTTGAAAACAAGCCTACCGAGTATGCAAAGGCTAGCTTGTCCGGAGATTGGCCATGGTAAAATTGTTTAATTTTTAATGCTTTTAAAAAGCATTAAAAATTTAATATTTATATCTCCATCTTGGGTTAATTGAACCACCACCACCAATTTTTTTAACAGGTTAAAATTAAAAACATTTTATGTTGTTGTTTTGGTTGATTTAACCGATTGATAATTTTTTCTTTCACGTTGCTGTTTTAAGGCCAAAGTTCTCTTTAAGATTGCTTCTTTTAAGAATTTTTTCCTTTCTTCTAAGATTTCAGAAAGTCCTGGTGTTGTGGTCGGAGACTGATCTGAAACTTTCACATCTTTCTGTTCGTCCACAGGTACTTCGGTATCGCTAATCTCTTCATCTTCCACGTCTGAGGTGGCTCGGTGTATACTCTTCTTATCTCTTGGCATTTTATTATCTGAAAATTTTGGTAAAATTATAACTCTATTGAACCTAAAAATTTGTAACGATAATTTGTACTTTTCTTTTTTATATAAATTTTATAGTAAATAAATGGAAACCAAGGAAAGACTCACCCCGGAACAGAGGTTAGAAATATCCAACTTTTATAAGAATGGTTACACTATAGCACAATTGACCAGAAAGTTTAACATTTCAAGACCGACAGTATACAAGATTATATCTAAAGCTCAGTTGACCACAAAAAATGAAATTTTTTCGGAAAAAAATTACGAAAATAAAGATATGGAAAATACCACGTTTTTAGGTGTTACTATTGATACTATTAATGGTCCTTTTGACCTCAAAATAAGAAAGGCTTTAAAACGGAGCGCATCTCTCCTTAACATCATGGAGTTTATTGAAGTTACAAAATTCAAGTTGAATATGACCATGTTTGACTACTTTTGGCAAGTAGTGATAGGAAACCGGTCTTCGCTTGTGGGAAGACCGGTCCTCGAATGGTTTGGATATGAAGGAGAATACTTTAACCAAAAAAAATGTTTTAAGAAAATGTTGAAAAATAACTCAATTTCTTTCCGTGAATTGACTCGAAAAGATAAAGAGATAGAGCTTTATTCAACCATTCAAGACGAATTACAAGAACTTAATGAGGGAGCTCGCGCTTGTGCTAAATTTCTAGTAGTGGAACCCGACGACCTTAAAATGGCTATAATGCAGCTCAAGACTAAAAATGGTGACACGATCAGACAGTACTACATCGACCTTGAAAAGCTCCTTAAACTGTACGTTGAATATACGCTTTACTTTAACCATCATGAGTCTCAAAGAAAAATTACTTCTTTGGAACAAATGATGGCTGATATGAAGCTTGAAAGGCAACAAGACAGAGAAATTATGTTGAGACAAGAACAATACATGCGTTCTTTGGGTATCTCTCTTGAAGAAGTCAAAGATCAGAACGAAGAGTTGTTAGAGAAGAACGAAGAGCTGCTAGACAACAACAAGGGTCTAGACAAAGAAGTAAAGAAAGTTCAACGTAAGTTAGGCATCGCGGTCGAAGATAGAGCCCCTCTCCCAGACGACAAGAAGAAACAAGAGAGGTTTGTCCTCATTAAAAGAAACGATTCGGATTACCTACCATATTACACCATTAGAGCTCAAAACGAATATACTTCAAGAAAATTAAGGTCTCAGAAAGCATTATTCCCCGAGATGGAGGTTCTACTCGACTTTAAGGCCAACCCGAACTCTAAAACTTTATATGTCCGAATTAAGGATAACCTCAAGGCTAAAGGTGTCACTTTTGAGGGTAATAACATAGACCTGAACGAAGCCGTAACAGAAGATGAGTTAATCGACGAGATGAAGGTGATTAATGACCAAAAATACGACGTTTGTTTAATTTAATGAATTTTTATGCTTTTTATAATCATAAAAAATAAAATGAATTTTTTCTTCTAAAAAATTAATAGATAAAGAAAGATGGATAAAACTAACTTTGATTTCTATGCTTATTCTTGGCACGTTGATGAAGAATGCCAAGATGAGACATTTATACGTGTTTATGGTTTAAACGACCAAAACGAAAATATATGTGTGAGTGTGAACGGTTTCAGACCGTTTGTATGGGTCGAACTGCCCACTTACATTGATTGGAAGAACAACGAAAATAAAGGTAGATTGTACCAATATTTCAGACAAACTTTTCCAGGGATAAAATGCTCCTTAAAGTTTTATCGAAAATTGTACGGAGCAAACTTAAAGAAGAATAAAGAAGGTAAGTATACCCATAAACTCTTTCCCTTTTTGTTGTGCTCGTTTCCCTCATCAAAAGATGCAAAATTTAACATGCCGAATAGACTAAAAAATAGACAATATGTTATGGGTTTGGGCAACCTTAAATTCAACGTTCACGGACAAGACGCATGCCCCAGACTTCAACTAACTTCAAAGTACAATCTACCTACCGCAGGATGGATAAGTTTTAAAGGTACTGAAATCCTTAATGACGAAGATAAATTTACGCGCGGCAATACCAGAGAGTTTTTGGTTGATTTAAGCGATAAAAGATACAAACCAGAAGAACTTATTTGTAGGTCTGAAAAGACCACAGTTCCAAAACCGCTAATTTTAAGCTTTGATTTGGAGGTAAATTCGGAAGACGGAATAACAATGCCTAAAGCGACCAGACCAGGAGACGTTGTGTTTCAAATTTCGTGCGTGTTTTATAGGTTGGGTAGCACCAAATACGACAAGTATTTGTTGTCTCTCGGTAATCCACAAGAAAGTATAGTTGGTGCGACCACTCTTACATACTCAACAGAGAAGAAATTGTTAATGGGTTTCAGAGACCTTATAAACGAGAAAAATCCACATGTAATAACTGGTTACAACATCTTTAGTTTCGACATACCGTATTTAATGGATCGAGCCAACTATAAATCAATCTATCCGGAATGGTCGATTCAAGGCTTTCCCAAAGACCGTTGTGGTATTCAGAGAGAGATTAAATGGTCGTCTTCAGCCTATAAAAATCAAGAATTTAAATATTTAGATTGTGAGGGAAGGTTGTATATTGACCTTTTACCGGTCGTTCAACGCGATTTCAAACTAAACGATTACAAGCTTAAAACAGTCTCTACACATTTTATAGGTGAAACAAAGGACGATTTGGACTATAAAAGTATCTTCAAGTGTTATAGGGAAGGGATCAAGGATAACAGTGCGAGGGCATCAAAGTACATGTCAATCTGTGGCAAGTATTGTATGCAGGATTCTATGCTTGTTGCCAAGCTTATGGAGAAGTTGAATGTATGGCACGGTTTGTCTGAGATGGCTGTCGTGTGCAACGTTCCGATGATTACCCTATTTACGAAAGGTCAACAAATTAAGGTCTATTCTAACCTATACAAGTATTGTCTTGACAATAAAATTGTTCCTGAAAAAGATGGTTATACCGTAGGAGAAAACGAACGATATGTCGGCGCATATGTTTTTGACCCTGTTCCAGGACTTTATGAGAATGTGGTTCCACTGGACTTCTGTGTGGCAGGAGATACCTTAGTCTCTTTGGGTAACGGATTGTCTCAAAGAATAGATAAAACGAACCACAACCCAACAGTTTTGGCTTTTAATCCAGAAGAAGAAGGATTTCTACCTAAAAGTGCAATAAACGGGTTACAAAGAAAAGGTGAAAAACATACGGTTAAAGTAACCATGAAAGATGGACGTGAAATAGTATGTACGCCAGACCATAAGTTTATGCTTGCGAACGGTGAATGGTGTGAAGCTCAGAACTTGCTTGGACAACGAGTCAAGTGTGGGGTAGAGTTTCCAGAAGATGTTGATTATGGGGATGAAGAGGATTACAGCTTAACCGTAATGTTTGAATCGAATAGAACATCTAGATTAAGTTATTACAATCCAATAGACACTGAACAATGGAACATGATCGACCATAGAGATAAGATATTGGCTTTCGTCAGAATTTTAGGGTTTGTATATGCAGACGGTTCAATCTACAAAAGTAAAGATAAAAGTTGTGGTTGCGTTGAAGCATATGTTGGAACGAAATTTGACGTGGACACTTTTCAACGCGATTTAACCTTATTTGGATGTGTGGCGGGAGTTCAATTCAAAACCGGTTCAAAGGGATCATATTATAGACTTAATTTACCAGCCAATTTCACACGTATGATCCATGCTTTACCAGGTATCACCGTTGATAAACGTACCACGCAACCATTAACATTTCCAGATTTTTTAATGGAAGATGGTATCCCTAAATCTGTTATACGAGAATTTTTGGCCGGCTTGTTTGGAGGAGATGGATGTGCACCATGTGTCAGCTCTAACGGTAAAACGGTAAGGAGAATTGCTCCAATATATTTTAAATGGGACACGTGTTTTCCAGAAGAGATGACTACAACCTTTAAACAATTATGTCTTTGGTTAAAAATGTTTGGGTTGAATCCAACCATAAATACAAAGATTCCTTCTAAAAGTCAATTCTCAAAAGAAGGTAGAACATCCATTTTAATTTGTTTTGCAATCGATGAAGTTGTTCAATACCATAAATCTATCGGGTTTAGATATTGTATTAACAAAAGCTATCGTTTGACCATAATTTCTTCTTATTTGAGTTTACGGAGTAAAGTAAGCAAACAATTCGATGATGCTTTTAGATATGGTTTAGAATACCTAAAAAATGTTGAAAATAAATCAAACAAATATAAACTGGTTTGCGACCACATTCATGAATATTTAAAGTCAAAAATAGTTTTAAATGATATAGTATACATGACACCTTCAAAATTTGTTAATCGAAAAATAAAGGAAGAGACCAACCCAAATCAGACATATACTTTTAAATCGTGGTTAACTATAGATCAATATTTAGATGAACTGGAAGTCTCTCAGATATTTGACTCGCGTGCTTCTTCGGTGTCCAGTCATCACGACTTTGTCCCAGCTTTTTCTATGGAAGTTTTAGATGTAAGCGATTTTAAAACGGTTCCCGTCTACGATATCGAGGTTGAAAATGACCATAATTTTATTGCAAATGGTATGGTCATAACGAATTGTTCCCTTTATCCGAGTCTGATCATTTCCTACAATCTGGATTACACCACATGTGCGTTTGATCCTTTGATTCCGGACGACTTGTGTAATGTTATGGAGTGGGAAGACCATATAGCATGTAAACACGATCCGAAAGTTATAAGGAAGAAAGAACTTACAAAATTGATAGATGATTTGGTGGCGGATAAATCAAAAAAGAAGGCTAATCAAGACCTTTTATCAAAATATCGAAAAGAAAGGTCAGATATAACCAAAAGTTTGAATAAAAACGTCATGTGTGAGAAGAGAAAATACAGGTTCTTAAAGGTTACCGATGACTACCCCGAGTTTAAAGGGGTGCTTCCCAATATAGTACAGTCGTTACTGGATGCACGTAAAGATACAAGAAAAGAGATGGGCAAGCTTAAAGACAAGCTTAAAACGACCACTGACGATGTTAAAAGAAAAGAGATTGAAACAATGGTATCCATCCTTAATCAACGACAGTTGGCATACAAGGTTTCAGCCAACTCTATGTACGGTATAACAGGTGTTAAAGCTGGAATGCTACCTTTTATGCCCGTGGCAATGTCGATCACGTACAAAGGGAGGGAAAACATCATAAAAGTAGCGGAAAGTATTCGAAAAGATTATGGTGGAGAACTAGTGTACGGGGATACTGACTGTCTTTTATGGTCATCTCCCATCATAATCCGAAAAGATGATAAAATATTTTATACAACTGTAGACGAAATAAGTCAAGGTGACTGGAAGCGTATAAATCCCAATAAAGAAATTTCAACTCCAAAAGAAGGATATGAGGTTTGGTCGGACCAAGGTTTTACAAAGATTGAAAATGTGGTTAGATGTAAACCTATAGAGTCGATGAGTCGAGTAACAACACATATCGGAACTGTTGTGTGTTCCGATAACCATTCTTTACTCACGGACTATTTGGCAAGTGTAACGCCTCAAGATGTCAAAATTGGAGATAAACTTTGTGTTTCAGAACTGCCATTACCAGCTGATACACCGAAAGAGCCACAGTATCCAAACAAATTAACAGTAGAGAAGATAGAAGAATATCGGTTGTCCGACTACACGTGCTCAACTGACGAGCATGATATATCTCAAAATCTAGCATTTATTTGGGGATTGTTTATGGCCGATGGTAGTTGTGGTGAATACGAGTATAAAAACCAACTTAAATATTCTTGGGCGATAAACAAGGCCGATACGAACCTTTTAAAGAGAGTAAGACAACTATGTCAGTCAGAGTATAACAGAGACTTTCAGATATTGGATACCATTGAATCTGGTCAATGTTATAAACTTGTACAGTGCAAGTGCAACAACGACTTTGTTTTAGATTACCGAAGGTTATTTTATACCAAAGATAAATATAAAAAAATACCGGATGTTATCCTTCAAGCTCCTTTAAAAATAAGACAGGCTTTCTTTATGGGATTTTATGCTGGAGATGGATTTAAAAAAAATCCTGGTATTACAATAACTTTTAAAGGTCAAATTGGAACATCTCAATTGTTTTATTTGATGAGAAGTATAGGGTATCAAGTAAGCATAAACGTACGAGAAGATAAACCAGATATTTATCAAATAATTGGTTCTACTCCAAAAAATAAAATGAGAAAGGTTCCCAACGCCATTAAAAAAATAACCGAATACAAAGATAGGGGACTATATATATATGATATTCAAACGAGTAATCACCACTTTGCTGCCGGAGTAGGGCAACTTGTTGTACACAATTCAAATTATGCTTCATTTAACTTTAAAAAATTCACTCCTCAAGAATTATGGGACTTTGCCATCAAAGTAGCAGCGGAAATTTCAACCTTGTTTCCACCACCGATGAAGTTGGAGTTTGAAGAGGCTATTTATACCAAGTTTTTGATTCTAACTAAAAAGCGATACATGTACAAATCTGCTCTACAAGATGGTACAATCAAACCAGAAATTGGAAAAAGAGGTGTCGTACTCAATCGTAGGGATAATAGCGCCTTTATCCGAAACATATATGAAAATATGGTTAAAATTATCTTTGAAAATACAGAGCCAATACATGTTCTCCAACAAAAGGTTTGTTCCGCCCTTATCGACGATATAAATTTAATGTTTACTCACAGCCTTCCGGTTGACGATTTTGTTATTACAAAATCAACAGGAGATTATGGTAACTTGGAACCTCAATATTTTCAGAACGAAAAGGGTTTACATCGAGCTCTTTTGGGGCAATATAATGTGCCATTTTTAACGGATGAAATTAAATTTTTAGAAGGTATAACTACACCACAACAGGAAACAGATTGGTACCTGGACAAGCTACCAGCACATATTCAACTACTCGAAAAAATTAGGAGACGTGGTCAAATCCGCAACGAAGGTAGTCGTTTGGAGTTTGTAATAGTGGAGACAAACGACCTTAAAGCGAAGCAGTCGGCCAAAATAGAGACTTTAAACTATTTCAATAAAAATAAGGATGTTTTGAAGCTTGATTACCTGTACTATCTTTCGAGGTGCATTAACCCAATAGACCAAATTTTAGAGGTTGTTTTTGACCTTAAAAACTTTATGAAAAATCACAACAATGAACGTGTTTTAAAGAGGAAACTAACCCTAAATTTAGAGAGTATGTTTGCTCCAGAATTTGTGATTGAAAAGGACAAGTTGTACCTGATAAAAACAAGCAACAAGTATACTCTTGTATGTGGTACAAAAGAGCATTGCAAACAAGAGATGACAAAATATTCCAATTTTGAAAAGATATTCAGTACAAGGTATGTTCCATCCAAAGATATGTATTATTATTTACAATTGAAATATGGTGACAACACGACTTTAAAAACAAAGTTTCTGTTCAGGGATAATTGTATCCTTTTAAACGATCTTCCAGAATCAAAACTGATTTCAACCATTAAACGAGAATGCCGGGATTAAATTCTTCTCAAATCCAAAGAAAATATTTTTAATGGTAAATTAAACCGTTAAAAATAAATTTAAGTCAAAATTTACAGAAAAATGATTACGTCAACCTTAATTCAAAGAAAAATAGAGATATGGAAAACTATTACAACGACAAGAGGGTACTATTAGCTCTAGAAAAGAGCGGAGAAGAGTTAATGGACATTTTAACTTTTATAAAAGAGATTAATTTCGAGATTCAAGATAACCTTGGATTCGACGTGTTGTGGGACAGTTTGGGCGGGAGACAATATATATATATATATATATTGTTACTTGAATGGTTGGGATATTCTGGACCGAAAGAAGCTCAAAAACAAGTCTTTCTTAATTTGTTGGATAGAAATAATATTTCATATACACTTTTAAGATATCAAGATCCTTTAGTTGAAGAGTTCCCAAAAATTCAACAAGAAATTAAAACAATGGTCCCAATGCACCGTTCTAGAAAACAATGGATTATAATGGAAGTCAAAAACTTTAAAAGAGCAATTATGAAATTAAATACAAAAAGGCGTGACGACATCCAAGATTATTATCTTCTACTTGAAGAACTTGTTCAACTTTATGGTGCGTATACAACACAATTTAAACTGAAACAGAGTCGTTTGGAAAATAGTAAACTTAGGGAACAATTGGAGGATAGAGACAACCATGTCCTACTACTGAAAGATTTATTGATAGATGACACTAAACGAGAGAAACTTCAGGTGGTATACATCTCTACGTCACAGAACTATGCGAGACAAAATCGTTCTAAACCTGGAGGAGTAGAGAAAGAAGCACTACTTAGGAGTCGTCTTTCGACTTACAACAGTCGGTCAGCTAAGGGAGACGAGTGGTATTTCTACGAGTGGTATTTTGTGGCAGATTACCGACAAGTAGAATCTAGACTTAAAGACGTCTTGGGTAGGTTCAGAGACAAGAAGAACAAGGAGATGTATGTTTTAAACCTCTCTCATATGACTTACATCGTTCAATATATCTGCGAACACTACAACGACGAAGTGGATGAAGTCAACGCTAAACTAGCCGAATTTATATCTGGGTTCGACTCTCACAATCTAAGACCTTTTGTCCCAGAACCAAAACCTCTCCCTCCAACAATACAAGAAGCCAAACTTTCGACTACGGAAGAGGATGGTACGACTACGTTAACGACCATCCAAGCCAACTCTCAAGACGACTTTAAAGCAAAACTAGAAGAATACATCCTAAAGCTGGATTCGTCCACAACTTGTATATCCAAAAAGAAGGTCTTTGACGACCTCAACGTTAAGAAAGATAGAACCGGTAAGCTTCCGTTACTTCAATTTATTTTAGGTAAACTTAGACCTAACGTTAGACTCTTGCAAAAATCCTAACTTTAAAAAAATGAAATTTTTTGGTTAAAATTAAGGTTAAAATAAAAGATGGAACAACTTGTTATGTACGTTTTCTAAAGCCTCTTAAATCTAACCTATACCGTAACCGAAACAACAAACAACTCAAAAAAGATCAATTGGAAGCACAATGGTCAAATTTTAGAAATTAAATATTTTTTAAAATGTTATCATCAAATCAAGCATAAACTTAGACCACACAAACAATATGATGGATGGGACCTTACTTGTCAAAAGTTAGACGATGGGCAAGTTATATTTCTAAACGAAGGTACGCTTTTCTTTAACCATAAAAACGCAAACATGGATGGGACCTTACTTGTCAAAAGTTAGACGATGGGCAAGTTATATTTCTAAACGAAGGTACGCTTTTCTTTAACCGTAAAAACGCAAACATTGAAGGGTACGAATTTATCCTTTATTTTGAATCTTGTTAACCAAAGAATTTTAATGATTAAAACAATCATTAAAATTTATATTTTATTTTTATTCCAATGATGGCGCGGTAAAACCAGACAAAAAGAAGTTTAAATTTTGAAGCTTGTTTGAAAGTGGAATTTTTGAATTGAGTACTTTGTAGACTGATTCCTCCATCTTATTTAAGTCCAATTCCGATTTTAAAGGATTAAAGTATGTTGATACCATTGCTTCGAATCGTTTTCTAGAAGATAGGTTAAAGCCTTCAAACTCGTCATAATCGTATACTTCTTCATAAGGTTGTTCTTCGACTTCTTCTTCAAATTCAAGCTCATCTTCGACCCTTTCACACTCGTGTTTGTACACTCGAACTTTTCCTAAACAAAGGTGGATTGCAGTTTGTAAATCTTGGTCGTTTACACTGGGTGAATTAACCTTTAGATTAACTTCTTTCAGTTTGGATAAAATGGAGAAAATAGCCATTAAAACTTGGTCTTCCTGGCGACTTTGCATTACTTCAAAAGTGTCGTGATTGTTGGTTGATTGTCCCATAAAATATTTAGCCCATACAAAAAGACTCTTGTACCTTATATCGTAATTATTTTTTCCAACAATTTTTTCAGACTGTTTTAACCCATTATATACTATAGTCCAAATTTGCAATAACGATTGGTTGGTAAGGCCATATTGTTTATTCTTTTCAAATAAATAATCTGGAATTTTGGCTTTAGGTACGTCTGAATCATTAATCATTATATAACTGTAGAAAGGAGACATTTCAACCAGTTGATCATATGAAACACTCAAACGGTGTTTTGCCTTGGTGTGCACCATTAAATTGTCCAAAATCATAAAGTAGAAATCAACCTTATCTTTAATAATTTCTACCAAGAAGGAATCTTTCTCCACAAATTTTTCAAAAGAAGGAATTTGATGTATTTTAAGGATAATTTTATCCTTGTATTTATTAAAAATTTCAGTTGTTTTTTCAAGGTCAAAATTGTCCTCAATATCAATATTATCTAGTGAAAAAATTAAATTTTTTATCTGGTGCTCTTGGATCTTTATATTGATGGCTTCTTCTAATAATTTATCTTTTGTTGTGGAGAAAATATCTTTTTCAATCGTCTTGTTAAATCTATCGAGGTCTGCAACCCTAACATCTTTAATTCTAATGTACATTCTATTGGGGTCGGTTTGACCACTAAGTTTGTTCAATTCAAAGGCAATGTAGTGAGAAATGGTTTTGAACTCAAGGTTGTTTATAACTATAACAGACGACTCGTCCAATGGTGAAAGGATATCATTTTCGACGTAAACTTTATACGAGTCAACTTCAAGCGTACTCTCTGTTGTTAGCTCGGGTAACTTTATATTTTCTCTCTCAAAATATTCGATATCTTTTTCGGTTGGAAAGTACCATTGAGACTTGTATTTTTTAATTTTTTCCTTAACTTCTTCGGGTAAGGCTTTGGCCGAGTACAAGTCTAAAATCCTATTAGTAAATTCATCACGTTTTGTTGGTAGTATATCAAAAAATTGATCTTTTAAGGCTGTTTTATCCTCAGATAGTGTAACATTTTTAGAAATTGCATAATCGACGAATGATTGGAGAGCTGTAAGCTTTAAATCGGACAAATTTTTTCTAAGGACATTTTTAACCTCGTTCTTTCGAATAATTCTAATCAAAGAGTTAGGGTCTGTGTAGTTTATAATATTTCGTTTTTCGTGCATGGTTAAAATAGTGTCTAAATCGGGGGCGTTTGAGAAAACTTCGGTTTTTCCATAATCGTGGACCAAAGCATCCACTAATCTCTTGATACTTCTTTTTTTGTCCTTTGAAATATACTTTTCCAAGTTACGCTTCCTGAAAGCCTTTTTTAAATTAATTTCCGCTATATAAGTAAGGTAGACAATCTCATTTTCTTTAGCCTTTGAATGTTCCACCAAAAGTTCGGTTCGAGTTTGTTCTAAACATTGACCATAAATATTTTCTCCTGTTTTATCCTTCCCAATACCCATAAAAGTATTTGGAGAATAATATAAAATTTTACGGTTATCGGTCTCCATTAATTTCTTAATAAATTCAGGGTTCTGTCTAGCCTTTTCTGTTACCGCTAAATGAGAAGCCGATCTAATGGTTGATTTCTTAAGATGGTTTCTGACCTCCCCGAATGTACCTAAAACATTTTTGGGCAGGGTTTGAGCCAGTTCTTCTTTAAAGGTTGATTCTGGCAACAAATTGGCATAAACATAGTTGACAACACTCGAATATTTCCGAGAGTTTACTTTAAATGGTAAAATGGCATCATTAGCCAATTTACCAAATGGTTTATCTAAACTATTTCGTATTGTTACCGACATTTATTAATTACTTTTTATTAACTCTTTCGGCCCAATTTGGTTCAGACTATTTAGTCAAGGTGTAATTTAACCATATACCCAAGCACCCGTTGAAAATCCACTGTCCTATATTTTTGGGCAAGGGTATACCCTTCGGAAAATGTTAAAATTTCAAAATAATGGTATATTGTACCATTATTTTGAAATAGTGGATTAATCCACTATTTGTATTTTAATGGCGCTGTAGACCATAAACTCATCCACTACTAAAAATTTTCTAAAAATTTTTTGATTTACATTTTTGTATAAATGATGATCGCTAAACAGGTGTCGAGACCCACTATATAACGTTCTCAAAGGGTTAAATTTGAGAATAAAAAAATGAATTTTATTCCGAACAAAATTACAAAAATAAAGATATAATGGAACCTATTACTAAAACTAACTTTTTGGGTGTCGTTATTGACACTGACGAATTTGAAGAAGTGGTGACTCTCGGAGTCGGATCTGTGCGACTGCGGGGTCAGGCAGGACTGGGAGCACCTCTTCCTCTGTCCGCGAGCACCGGGCGGTTACAAGCAGGTCGACTTGACAGAAGCCAAAGAGGCGGCAATTGACGTGGCCAAATACTGGGCCGATAAAATTTAACACGAAATTTTTCACAAAGCCGCTCGGTGCCGGACACGATAGAAGAAGAAGATTGACACTGAAAAGGGTTCAAAGTAACCCTAAAATTAATAAAGCCCTGAATTATAGCTTTCAAGACTTGGAAAACATCTCTATTGACGAAGAAGAATTAATTGAAGCGATGAAGGTCATCAACGACCAAAAATACGACGTTTGAAAATATATTTTTTAATGCTTTTAAATAAGCATTAAAAAATTTAAAATTTCATATGAAATTGGAATGGTGTGGGTCGTTTTTCACGTAGTTTTATCTGCGAGTGGGCTCTCAAACCCACATCATTGGCACCATAAAGAGCGGACCAAGCCGAATAACGCTTATTGTTTTCATTGATTTGGTATTCCGTCTTGATATATTCGACCATAAACTCAACCACCTGATTTAGGCTATAATTTGAGCTAAAACCCACGTTATCTTGAACTGTAAAATCCGGGGTCTTTACCACACCAAAATCACCACTAAAGTTGCCATCACCGGGGATATTGTATCTGGTAAAAATATCTCCTGGGAAAGCTCTGTGATTGCTTAGAAACGAGTCCAAAACACTCTTGATAACTCTGTCTGTGACTCGAATGGGTCGTTTATCCAACCCCATAGTTTTATGCATAACGGCGTCAGATATCCAAGTTATGACACTCGGATCATAGTATGATTTGTTATAATGTTGTCCGTAGGACGTGGAATCCCATCCAACGTGTCTTGTGTCCATTTATTTATTATTTTTTTAAAAATGAAATTTTTGGTTAAAAATACCAGAAAAATAAACCAATCAAGACGATGACTAAATCTAACGTAGATTCTGGTGTAGAACTATACGACATTGCAAATATTCAATTTGGTGTACTTTCACCAGAAGAAATATTAAAAATGTCATGTTGTAATGTTACAGCTGTAAAGGTGTCTGACAAAGGAGAAAATGTTTATTCAAAGTTTATGGGTACCATAGAAAATGGGGAAAGCTGTAAAACATGTGACTTGGTTGTGTGGGAGTGTCCTGGACACTTTGGGCATTTTAAATTAGAAATTCCAATAATTAACCCAATTTTCATGAATGATGTCTGTAGCGTACTGAGATGTCTGTGTTTTGAATGCTACAAGTTTATACTTTCCACGGACCATCTTAAACTTGAAAATATAGTGAAAAAATTTTCAGATATTCTGTTGTGGGTCAAAAATATTAAATGTTGTTATCACTGTGGCACAGAAAAGACTGCTATATCGGTGGTTAATGAAACAATAGTGGATGAATATAAGACCCCAATCGATACTTATAAAATTCTAAGAGTACTCGAAAATATGGATGACCAAACCGTAAAATTTTTAGGTTTCAATCCGGAGATGTCCCATCCTAAAAATTTTGTATTTAAAATTTTTCCTGTTATTCCACCTTGTTGTCGACCATATGTTATGTCTGATGAAAATTGTTGTGACGACGACCTTACTTACCAATTGACCGAAATAATAAAAAACAATCAATATTTAAGCGAAGAATACCTTAATAAAAATGAACTCAAACGAAAAAAATCAATGCTTCAATCATCCATTCTTACAGCCAATGACATCCATCAAAAGCACTTGACCAATTTAAAGTTTAGAATATCCACATATTTTAATAATTCAAAAAAGAAGGCTAAACACGCCTCAACCGCAAGACCAATTACCGGCTTAAAGGAACGTATAGCCGGTAAAGAGGGCCAAATTCGAAACAATTTGCTGGGAAAAAGGTGTGATCAATCGGGTAGAACAGTTATAGGCCCGGATCCAACATTAAAATTAGACGAATTATGTGTACCGAAAGAAATTGCTGAAATATTGACTATCCCAGTACATGTTACGGCATTCAATCTACAATATCTGACTGAACTAGTCAATTCAAACAAAGCAAATTTTCTAATTAAGGCCTTCGATCCAAAGCGCAGCATTAACCTTAAAAATGCTATAAACTTTCGCGGTACACTCTTGTATTTTGGGGATATCATAGTTAGAGATGGCCAACAAATAATCATTCAAGATACAAAGTTTGAGTTAAAGGAAGGGGACTCCATTATTAGAAACGGCAAACAACTTAATAGTGTTGTATATCCTCAAAAGAAATTTATACAATTAGAAATTGGAGATATAGTTAAACGACAACTAATGGATGGTGACTATGTACTTTTAAACAGACAACCCACGCTACATAAAGCATCTATGATGGCTCACAAGGTTGTCATTCGCCCTACTAAAACATTTAAAATTAATTTAGCTGCAACCAAACCATATAATGCGGATTTTGATGGAGACGAGATGAATATACATGTACCACAATCTTACGAAGCTATGGCCGAATTAAAAGAGCTTAGTTCCACCTTAAAATGTATAATGTCCAGTCAAAATGGCAAACCAAACATGGCTATAGTACAAGACTCCCTAATTGGTTTATTTTTCTTGTCAAAAGATGACTGGTTCGAACAGACCTTGGACCAGGAGCAATTTTTTGATTTATTAATGGTAATGGACGGTTTAAAAAATTACAAACAAAGAATGGATGATATTGACCACATTTTAAATATTGAATATAATGGTAAACAAACCCTTTCGTTTAATGGTAAACTAATTCTTTCGTTCATGTTTCCTTTTGATTTCGACTACTCTACACCACAACTTGAAATAAAAAACGGAGTGTTTTTAAGGGGAACTTTAACCAAAAATATTGTAAATTCTTTAATAGCCGTTTTATACAAAGATTATGGTGAACTCGAAGTCGCAAATTTTATCAACAATATTCAATTTGTGACCAACAAGTACCTCGTTGAAAGAGGTTTCACCATTAATGCTGACGATTGCCTTAAAAATTTTGAATTAATTAAAGAAACCGAACAATTGTGCCAATCAACCTTTATAAAATCGAAAAATATAAAAGAGGTAACAATTAACCCTTTTATAAGGGAACAGAAAATTCTTGGTGCTTTAAACAGTTGCACGGATCAAATCATGAAGAAAAGTAAAGATGCTCTTTCACCATTAAACAACTTTAAAGTTACAGAAGAATCAGGGAGTAAAGGAAGCATATTTAACATTTGTCAGATTACAAGTATGTTGGGGCAACAGACGATAGATGGTAGGAGATTGAATGGCCTAATACATCCTCAAGAAAATGAATTTAAAAATAAAGGTTTCATCGAGCATAGTTTTGTGGAAGGTTTGAGTCCTCGAGAATTTTTCCATCATGCCATGGCGGGGCGTAAAGGCGTTATCGACACAGCTCTTCAAACATCTGTTTCTGGTTACGGGCAACGACAGGGTGTCAAACTAAACGAAGATATAAAAGTGTATCCCGATTCCACAGTTAGAGATGTTAATGGTAGACTGTACCAATATATTTTCGGAGAAGCCGGTTATGATCCTTCTCAGGTTGTAATGGTTGATGGAGACCAGACTTTTTGCAATGTTTATAGACTTGTTCAAAGATTAAATAAACCATACGAGCAGTTTAGATCTTTGAATTCGGAAGAAATTAATTGGATGGTTGATTTTATCCAACCAAGGTCAAATATTCCAAAAGATGTTGAAGATAGAATTTGTAAGGTGAGAAAGGACCCTATCATGAAACAACTCTTAAATATTCAAATTAGTGATGAAGCCATACCTATTTTGAAGCAAGAATTAGAATACCGTTATTACAAGAGTCTGATAACTCCGGGTGAATGTGTTGGTATTGTAGGTGCTCAAAGCATGGGAGAATTTATCACACAGGCAACCTTAAACACGTTTCATGTTGCAGGATCGACTACAACCGGCGCAGTTACCAATTGTCTAACACGTTTTCAAGAAATAAATAATGCAACCAAGAACCCTAAAAATGTTACGTGCAAAGTGTATTTTACAAAGGATAATTTAACCATTGAAAGTATAAGACAAAAAGGATTATACCTAAAGCATGTCACTTTGCACGAATTAGTGGAGTCTTGGAGTATAAAAAAGGTAGTAAAAGAATGGTGGTATAAACCATTCTTTAAACTTTACGACCGTGCAACCGACGAATTTAAAAATTCGACACATGTGGTCAGAATGAAGCTTAAGAAAGACATTGTGTATTCTCAAAAAATAAATATGGAAATGGTTAAGGAATCCTTGGAAAATAAATTTAACGTTTATTGTATATTTTCACCATTATCTGTTGGATTAGAATTACATGTGTTTTGTGAGCCTGAGATTAAGCTTGATTCGTTTCTTCAAAACAACTTGCTAGTAACCGCTATTTGTGGAATTGACGGTGTTAGGAGTATATCGTATCAAAAATGTGAAAAATTGAAAGTGTGGTATATTCAGACCCAAGGAGGAACATTGAAAGACTTTTATGCTTTAGACGATATAGATGTGGAGAATACCTCCACGGATAACATTTGGGATATCTATAATACGTTAGGGATAGAAGCGGCCAGAGAATTTAGAATCAAAGAAATGGTTGAAATTATGGGATCCGGGGTTGATTTAAGCCATATAAAGTTAAGAGCGGATAGATTAACGTTTACCGGTACAATTCAATCATTAACTAGATATACGATGAGAGGGGAAAAACCGTTTTCCAAGGTTGGTTTTGAGGAGATTATGGAAAACTTTTATCGAACCGCTAGAGATGCGGAAGTGGACGATTTAACAGGTGTTTCAGCCTCTATAATATGTGGCAAAAGAGCAAAGGTTGGGACATCCATGTTTGATATTAAATTAGATATTGAAAAATTATGTAGAATTAATGAAGAAACAACCATTAACTTCTACGAGGATGAGGAAGACGACAGGTTTATAGATTATGATGAATATTAACTTTAAAATTTTTTAAACTCTAAAAAGAGTTTAAAAAATAATTAGGTATCGTATACCTTATTGATAGGTACTTTTGTCAAGTTATTATCGACTTTTAAAACACCACGTGGGATAGGGTTAATTGCATCCTTCAAATAATTTTCTAGAAAATAAGGATCGTTAAAAGCATTAAAACCTTCCGGATAAATGAAAATGAGAATGGTATCTTTACAGCTTTCTTTTAAACACATTGACAACCCACCAACTTGATTAAAAACACATGTATTATGGATTAATTTAACCTTTTTGAAAACATCTGTGTTTTGTGTTATTAAGATGATGGAATCAACCTTTAAATTTTGATTTAAAATATTTCTAATTAGGGTTAACAAACGGTTTAAATCATGAAAGGATTCTATGATTAAAACAACCTTGTTAGAAAATCTTTTTTTATTGTGGTAGTCTGAAACCAACAAATCGTCTAAATTAAAATGTTCCGTTGAAAGGTTTGAAAAGCTAAAATATAGGCTTAAAACAATCATAAAAACTAATAATAAGGAAAACGTTATTTCATACATCTTTATTATCTACCGAAAGAGTGAAACCGCTATAAATTTGATATAAATCGGGATCATTCTCTATTTTAACCAAATGGTGCAAAATATCTATAAATTTTTTAGTTTCGGTAGTTTGACACTCTACAACCTTACATTCTTTAACCTTGAATACAACTTTAAAATTTTCGTTTAAAAGTTCTTTATACTTTAAGGATTTCTTAAAAGTTTTAAATTCTTCCATGGTTCCTTTAACCACCAATTTATATTTTTTGTCTTCTGTATTTTCGTATTTTATTGGTTCCAATGCTCTTTTAACCGTGAGATATTTAATAATTAATTTAGGCATTTTAAGGTCAATTTCTTCAACCCCAAATTCTTTTCCAAAAGATAGTAAACTTATGGTGTTGTCTACCGATTGTCCGAAAGCATGTTGCATAGCGGATCCAGGATAGTATATATTTGGTTGTGGCCATTGTTTGTTATGAATATGGCCACTAACCACCATCGGATAAGACGTGTTCCATTTATCACCTTCTATGCTTTCAATTGCACCCATTTTACATTTATAAAATTCTTGATGAGCAAAGACACCTTTAAAATTTTTAATTTCACTTTCAACAAATTTAGTATTAATGGCTTCTAAGAACCTTCCCGGAGGTACGTATGGAACAAATAAAAATCTGTTGGTATTGAAGCTAAAATCGGTTACATTGTCAACAATGATTACGTTTCTCCATTTTTTTAAAGAATTCATCCAATGGTGATCGGATAGGAACTGTTGGTTATTAGTGTAATCGTGGTTTCCAACAAGCACAAATGTTTGATGATTTTTCGAAATAGAATTTATAAACTGTAAGGCTAAATTGAGCGGATGAACATCTATTCTATCGTGATTATCTAAAAGGTCTCCTGCAACCACTATAAAATCTATTTTATTTAAGCTTATAATTTCCTCAATTCTTGATATAAATTTTGGTATAAATTCAACATTTTTCACCTTAAAATGTGGATCTCCAATAAATAGTACGTTTGTAGCCATTGTTTTATTTAATATTTTTTTATCAAAAAATTTTCAATTTCTAGATTACATGAACCATTCATAGGGAAACTTGTCTATAGTATGAACTATACCATTAGAAACGATAGTATCAGGAGTCAATATTCTAGCCTTGCCATTAACCAATATTCCAAATGGTGGCCTGGTGAATGTTGTTGGTTCAAATTGAACGCAGTGCACTGTTTCCATAGTCAAAGTATTGACTTGATCTCGAGTTTTATATCTGGTAAAGGCGCTTTGTATAATCATTGTTGTAGTCAACTCGCTTGGTACAATAACACTATTGACCATTTTTCTTGCGGTTTCAAAAGATATGCTTGGTACAATCTTATCTTGTACAATAGGTCCGTAAGGGTCAATACACGCCTTTAAAGTTGTAGTTGGAAGAAGTAAGTCTATTGGAACAAATAGGGTTAATTTAGTCTGAGGATCGTTCAAAATACCATCCATACCGGCGATTTTTACAAGCTCTCTGAAAGCTGTATACTTTTCGATCGCGTCCAAAAGGTTTAGAGACTTGCCTTTTGGTCCTGTGAGACCAAAAGGGTTAACCACATTTTGAATAGGCGTCTCGAAAGGTGGATATTTATCCACAATAGTTACAGTTGTAGGTAAAGCAAAACTCATGTTTATTTGTTGTATTATCTTGTTGTGAGTTTTATTCTTATATTAGAAATTAATTTGCACTTTTTTATTTATATTTTTTAGAATATAAATGAATACATTAAATACTTATACGTATAAAAATAAAGACTTTTACCTCTTGGACGAACTCAAAACGTACGATCCAAAATTCTTTTATGGATGTGCTCAAATGGGACCAGAAAAAATTATCAACAAAAAGAGTATAACTGAATACAAAGTGGTCAAGTACACCAAAAATAAAGATAATGAATACGAATGGTCCGAGTCAACTTTAAAATATAAAAGATGTAAACTATTTGTTGGCGTGGAGTGGGCTGGTTTAAATATACCTAAACTATGTGGACGAATGGAAGGTTACAAATATCCAGATGCTCCACCTATTCTAAAACTAACAGATAAGGAGTGTTTTAAGGATAAAGATGGTTACATTCTACCTGTAGAAGTTAGAGGGGAAAGAAGTGAAGATAAGGTATACTTTAAGGCTAAAGACATTGGTAAAATATTTGAGATGGAAAACTTATGCCGTGCGGTATATAACAAACATAATGGTTATCAACAAAGCAAAGATTATGTAATATTTTCTAATTGTGCAGGACTCACCACTGGTGAGTCCTGCGAGAATAAAACTAAACCATCTCTCTTCTTGACGTATAATGGTTTGCTCAAGGTTGTATTTTTATCTCGATCCGGTATAGCTAAAGAGTTTAGGAGTTGGGCTACAAAAGTGGTATATACAGCCCACATAGGCACTACCGAACAACGAGAACAACTCTCTAAGCAAATCAAAGGTGGAGCTGAACCCGAAGAAGTTAAAAATGTTTTAAAGTGCAATGTAACCTCTACTCCTTGTATCTATCTGTTTTGTTTAGGTGGTGTTAAAGACCTTAAAGAAAACGAAATTTTCAAAGAAGTTTTAAGTAACCACAAAAATTCAGATAAGGTGTACAAGTATGGTAGAAGCATAGATTTATGTAGAAGAACTGGCGAGCACCGCAGGTCTTGGACTCCATTAGAAATTAAGTTGTCAAAATATGCTTACATCGATCCACAGTATACCTCTAAAGTAGAACTTGACCTTAAAAACTATCTTTCTAATGATTTAGAATGTCAATTTTTAAAGGTCAAAGGACCCGATGGTCAAACTACAAACGAAATAGTGGTCCTTTCCAACCAACAATTGAAACTTTTGAGCGACAAGTATGTGGATTTATCGAAGGAGTATGGAGGGTGCTTGATCGACATCACAAAAACTAATATAGAATTAGAGAGGAGACTTGAAACCTTAACCATGTCGCATGACTCCGAAATGGAGAAACTAAAGCATAAAATAGAACTTGTCGAAGCCAAATACAGTCATCAGTTAGATCTAAAGGACAAAGAGAATGAAATATTAAAGCTTAAAATGGAGCTGTTAACCATTTCAAAAAATTAAATTTTTAATGCTTTTTAGAAGCATTAAAAATTAAGATATTACTTTTCGGTTAAATTTATTTTCTTTTCAAACAAGTGTGAAATAAGGACAGTTGTACCATAATATTCATATTTTATACTTTTATTGCTCTTACGGAACTGTTCAATGGTCAAATTACCACCATAAGCTTTCAACAATCGAAAATTGTTTGCTGGTGAGATACGGGTGGTTAAACCAAGCATAAAATGTAACAGTCTTTCAGAATCTGAATATTTGGACCCCCCAACCTTTGTTTTTTCGTCATTTATAAAAGCGAGACAACATTCTGGTGAACAAAATATACCATCAACTTCATAATAAGCATCTGAAATTTCAATGATCTCATTCGACCTTAAAAGATCCGATATATCCTTTTTCTTTGGAATGTTTTCTTTTATGGTGTAAACCGTGTTTGAAATTTCCCCTTTTGTTTTAACCTCGGTTACACTTGTTTTTGCCACCTGTTTAGGTTTATAGTGGAGTGGGCAAAATATACCTACACCCTCGAAAGTGTGGTGGTCCCAATGACACCTTATAGCTTCTGGTATCTGTTTAAAATTTCTTGGAAACGTCCATAGCTCTTTGACGCGCTTGATTTCATCATAAATCTTAACTTTTTCATTGGCTTCAATTCCATGGTTATTTTTAATCTTTTTTCTATCAACAACTGATAGATCAATTTTTTTATAAGGTTCGTGCTTGTTTTGCGCCATATTTATTAAATTAATTTTTTATAGTCAAAATTTCAATTTTTATATAATGAAGATAGATTGTGTGAGTGCGACTATACAAGTCGAAGAAGAGAAATCTAGATATGTTGTTGAACAAGTCAGATTTGTCTCGAATCCTTACTTTTTTGGAGTCTACTCTTAGATTTTGAGAGTTGTGTTGAGTTGAGTTGAGTGAGAGACGACACTCAACTCTTACTTTTGGAGACTCTAAAAACAACATTGCGTTTTTTCTTAGTTTTATGGTTAAAATTTCATTTGTGGATAAATGACAGAGTCTACTATAATTTGGCTTGTATAGTCGAAAGCAGTTTCCGCGACTACAAGGGTCGAATAAATCAAATGCTATAGCAACAAATTGAAATTTTTCTTATTTTAAAAGTATAAATAAACCATAATGTCAAACAAAATAAATATATTTGAAACACCGGTTCTCCAGACTTTTTTGGTCAAAACCAATCTTATTATCAATCTCGAAAACCTGGTCGAGGCTATAAATATATCAAGCGAGTCTAATAGAGCTGGTACCATTACAGCTTTAAAATATAAAAAGATAATTAAGGGGAATGAGAACCTTTTTAAAACCAAAAATGGATTTAAAAACGCGTGCCATCTTGTGATGTGTCACACCTTATTTAAGCGCAAGAAGAAAATGGTCCATATAAAGATTACAAATATCGGGACGTTTCAGGTTATTGGTATACCACAAGTAGACGTTGAAAAGGTTATGTACAAGATATACACTTTATTAGAAAAATTAAATAAAAATAATGATGTATTTACAGCTAAAACTTACAACGAAAATGATAGATTGGAAATTGTGATAGTTCCAATTTTATGTAATTTTATGATTATGTTGGACCAAGAAGTAACAAAAAATATTTTCGAAAATTCAAAGGTAGACATAATTCAAAAATTTATTGATAAAAATTTTGTGGCTTTTTTTCTCCCTAACGATAGAGCTATAACGATCAAAAAATCTTTTGATGTTGGGGAGTTTATTAACCATCCAATAAAACATGTTTGTTGGAATAAGAAACAAGGTAAAACCACCCAGCACATAGCATACGAGTCGTACACAACTCTACTTGATGGTGAACAGAAGCAGAATGCTTTAAATAAAAAATATTTAACTTTTAGGTTGTTTTCTACCGGAAAAGTTCTAATTAGCGGATTCGATGAAAACTTGATAAAAAAGGACGTTTACAAGTTTTTAAAAATTTGTGATTATTTTTAAAGCTTAAAAACAAGCTTTAAAAATTCTTCTAACCTTATTCAAAAAAATTATACCTTTGTGTTTATATAACTTTGTAGACTGTATATATTTATACCTAAAAGAACCATAAAAATTGTGTTTAAGAATACATGATTTGCAAAAAGGCTTCTTGAACCTTGGAAAAATGGTATTAAAATTATAATTACAACGAACCCTAACACCAAATAATTTTTCTTTAAATCCAAAGGTGGAACCGGAGGTAAAGGTGGCCCTGGTATAGGCGGTGGTGGAGAAGGTGGAGTTGGCTTAGGTGGCACTACAGGTGGTGGAGTTGGCTTAGGTGGCACTACAGGTGGCACTACAGGTGGTGGAGTTGGCTTAGGTGGCACTACAGGTGGTGGAGTTGGCTTAGGTGGCACTACAGGTGGCACTACAGGTGGTGGAGTTGGCTTAGGTGGCACTACAGGTGGTGGAGTTGGCTTAGGTGGAGGTGGTTTTGGAGCAGGTTTAAACACACAGTTCACATCGTTTTTAATGTTATCTATGGACACATCCCTATCTTTAACAATGTTGAATATAACATCGCAGAAATTGTCTGGACAAGAAGGGTTTTCAACATCTGTTGTTTGAAGGTATGATTGTGGGTTGGCGCAAGGGGTGAACCAACAACCATCATTTATAACTTTTCCAACTTTAAGGCTGCGATAGACCTCGTTTAAAGATCTATTGACACACTTGCAGTCTGGCGTGTTGTTGACCGCACAATAGTTTTGAACCACCGTGTCTTGAACATTTTTAGGTTGTTGGTTAAACCAACCACGACACAGCTCACCATCTTTACCGGTCGACTTTAACCTTGAACACTTTGTCATATTTTTACCGGTATCTGGGTCTATGACACATGTATCTGAAGATTGTTGGCAAAAGTTTGCCACTATGGTATTAAAGTCACCATGAGTTCCAAACTTTTGTTTAAAATTGTCAATTTGGTCCATAGTATTGACCTTGTTGACGTCGTATATACATTTAAGGTTAGGACCCCTACCATTCCACGTCACTTTTGAAAGCGGGTCTCTTTTATGGGAGTCTACACCTATAAAACATTCGTTTTTATCTGGTTTTGCACAACGCCTTTTATTTGGACATGTGAAACAACAGGCTTCGTGGCCATACTCCCAATCATCCATACTGTCTGTCTTGCTACATGGTCTTATTGTAGTAGTAAAAGCACAAGTAAAGCAACTACATGGCTGCCCGGTATCATAACTAGTTTTAGTGGATTTTTGAACGGTGAACCCATTTACAATAGAAGTCATTTATTATCTACCATTATTAACACTTTTTTAAATACATTTAATTAAAGGTAGAAATGATCTCGTTTTAACCCTTTCAGACCCAACATCCCACGTCTTACGGGCTTATTGGTCAATTTGGGCCTCAAAGGGTTAATAATAATAAATGGTAGATTTTAATGGCGTTTTTTAACCATTAAAATCTAATGAAATATCACATTTGAATTATGGTTGCATGTACCACATGTTGGAGAACAGTTACCACTACAACTTTCTCTGTTCCAACCAGCCACAGCGCAACTATTGTTGTAACATTTACCGTAAGATCGACAGTCATACTTGTCGCCGCACTCGCACATTGGAGGAAACCTCGTGTTTCCATACTCGTAACAGTGACTTGTTAGACAATTTGAAACACGTGTTTTAGGTCTGAGAATAGGTTGAATTAATGGTTGAAATCCGGGTATTCTACAGTTCGGACCATGGTATAAACCACCTATCGCTCGTATTGGTCCTGGATAGTGTGGGAACGGGCTTAATTTATTAGCAATTTCAAGGTCAAAACTTGTTTGTGGTTGGATCATAGCTATTAACCACTTATCATTTGTCGATTGTTGGGGTAATGAACCATTGTTTAAAACTGTGGCTTGAGACATCTTTATTTTCTCTTTTTCTCAATAATAAAGATGCCTGTAAAAACCAATAGTTTTATCATTAGAAAAGTCGAACATGAGTTTGGTTTAACCAAAATTAAACCAAGGTTTCCTAAGATGCTCGAGTTGTACCTTGAATTGTTAATAAATAAAAAAAAAGTTAATGGTTCATTGGCAGCAGAAAAATATATACATCATTACGAGCCTATAGTTTCGAGCGAAGATTCGATTGGTGGTGGTGGTTTTAAAGCGGTACCAAGAATAACTTCGATTAAAGAACCTAACCAACCATCCACCGAACGAAAAGGTACCTTTATGTGGGAATCGTCCGATTCAATGGAGCCTTCTCCCATTCTAAAACGTAAAGTTGTTAGACCCGTTAGCAGTTCACCATTAGCAGCTTCTATATCGTCGGAGCGTTATCGTAAGGTTAAAAGGTCCATTTTATCTTCTTCTAAGGCTAGGAATGAAGAAAAGTATCACAACAACTACGCAAATAAAGAAAGTAATATTAAGGAACATCAAACCATAATTCCGCCCGTAAAAGAAATTAAAAAGGTTTATGGCGATGAAAGACCAAATGTAAAAACTTTTGGAAATGAATACTCTAGGGATGAAGATGACCAAAAACGAGAGTTGTTATTTAAATTTGACCGACTGAAGAAAACATACCCTAAAGTTCATATACCCAATTTTAACATGATGTCTAACCACTTGGATATGAAGAAGACGTATGACCATACCTTAAAAAATTTAGCGGTAGATTCGACCGTAGAAACATACAAGTCGTATTTAATGATGGGATTTATGGGTTGTGAAATTGTTTTGGGTAAAATAGGGTTTGATATGGAGGGTTATACCCAACAACAAACATTGTACATGAGCAAGTATGAAAAGCTCCTTATAGAGCTAGGGGAGAAATCATATGTGCCTTCGGCTGTAAGTAGTTGGCCCGTTGAAATAAGATTAATGGCTCTGGTGCTCTTTCAAACCACAATATTTGTTGTGTCTAAAATTATCGCCAAAAAGACCAATGTTAACCTTTTGCAAATGTACAATAGCGTTAATGGTGTTTACGAGTCACAAAGCCGAACTCCAAAAGTTTATAGTAGTGGATTTGTTAGTGGCGGTAGTTCACCTTTAACTTTTATTCCTAAAACAAAAAGGACAGCTTCAACCACATCAGAAGGTAGGATGAGAGGTCCTTCAGCGACAAAAGATTAATTTTTTTAAAGCTTTAAAAAACGATATTTAGGATTTTTGAACTAACGTTATTTCTGGTCTCAGTTTACCTAAAATCTGTTGTAAGATTGGAAACTTTAATTTTCTATCTTTCTTGACGTTGAACACTTTTTTCTTACAAATTTTTAATGATGGGTTACATCATTAAAAATTTAACACGCAAAAATTCTTGTTGTACCCGTAAACTCTTTGCGACACAGTGGACATTTAGTCAACAAACTGTTTTTAGAACAAGAAATACAGGTTGCCAAGTGGTTACATGGGGCAAAAACCACATTTCTGAGGCGTGTCAGACAAACTACACATGTAATCTTAGTTTCTAAATTAACAAGGTTTGTTTTAACCTCAGAAATTTCTTCTGGTGTATGGTGGTCTTTGTTTATCATTAATTTTGGCACTTGTTCATCTTCTTCGTTTGGTATTCTTTCAACCTTTTTATTTTCGGATGGTTCCTTTCTCTCCGATAGGTTGTTTAAAGCATTAAATATATGTAATATTGGATCTAAGGCGTCATCCGTTCTAATTTGGCTCAAAATAAACCCTAAAAGTTCTTCTTCGAATTCTTCCGATGTATCGTTATCGTCTGTGTGGAGGATATAATCTATAAAATCTTGCTTTCTCATTCTAGACAAATTTCTACCATTATAACCAGTTCTATCCAACCCCCTATTTAGAGCCATATTTTTCAGAGTCGTTTTATCACACCGCTTTAGTTCAATTTCGTCCATTTATTAGTTTAATACTTGTATATGAATTATATTTTTATCAAAATGATGGTTGAATTCAACCATTTTCTAGATAATAAAATCAAAATTATAATGGTTTCGAACGACTTTATCTAAGTACGCGAAGGGGAATTCCTTCCTCAACATTAAAAACCTTTGAAAATGGTTCCGAATCACCATTAAACACGTAAAATAATATAAACCAGCCGAGTATAAGTAATGGTATACCTAAACCATCGACAATATTATTTTCTCGTTGAAATGGTAGTACAGCGTATTCGGAAAACACAATAAGGAAGCTTGCCACCACAATTAAAGCGATATCTTTTAGAGAATATTTAAGGCTTATAAGAGCCACCAAAGCCGACAACAATACTGAACAGGAAATTAATGGTAGTTTAGGCTGAAAAACAAAACCCTCTTCTTTAAACTCAAAAACGGCCCACAACACACTCACCAAAGCAACCGAAAGAATAGAATTTTTAAGGATTCTGTTGCCTTTATGTTTCAGACTCAAACATACAGATACTATCAACCATCCAAATACATAAAGAGCAACACCAAAGTACTTGCACGCGTTCAATACTGTCTTGGTTGGAGAGTCGTTGTATTTGTTGCGATAGTAGTCTATAATATATTTTTCTCCACCAAACCTAAAACACAGTCCAAATACGACAAGTCCAACCGCTACAGTATAAATCACGGTATATGTTTTCTCTTGAATCTTCATTTATTAGTCGTAAAATTTAAGTTGTATTGACTATACAAGTCAAAAAACACACAATCCACAGAAAATTGAACTTTCAGAGATAATTTACGTTAAAATAAAGATGGATATACATTATGGTCCAAGAGACGAATCTTTTACAGATTTATTAAAAAGTATTTTAAAATATGCAGAGTTAGATGAACCATCAATAAAGAAATATGTTAATAGTCAAACTCTACCTTTTTTTAATATGGCTTTTACGAGTAGTAGTGCCGACGAACAGTACAACTATGAACCATTTGAACAAATGGGTGACTCAACCATTGGAAAGTTTATTGTATGGAGTTCCTATGAAAAGTTTCCACAGCTTAGAGGTAAGTCTGAAGCTGTGGAAATTGTTGCTCGAATGAAGATTAATTTAGGGTCAAAAGATAACCTTTATCAGATAGCAGAAAATTTGGGGTTTTGGCCTTTTATATCAGCTTCCGAAGAGCTTAGATTTAGAGCAAAAAAAAAACTTTTAGAAGACGTGTTTGAAGCATTAATTGGAGTAATTGAATTTGTAATCTATGATTATTCTACACCTAACCATAGTCAACCCGGATTGGCATATCAACTGATATATTCAATTTTGTTAAAGTTATTTGAACCATATACTTTGAAAATCGATTACAACACTTTAGTTGATTCAAAAAATCGACTTAAAAGTGTGTTTGACCAATATAAAGACACATTGGGCTCTGAAGCTGTGTACAAGACCGAAAGGGTGGTAAAGAACGATAAAAATCTATTTATTTCAAAAGTATATGACTCTTCAAATAATTTGCTTGGAGAAGGTGCTGCAGCACTTAAAAAAGACGCCGAAAAGAAGGCTTCTGAAATGGCTATAATGAACCTTGAAAGAAAGGGATTCAAAAAAATAATTCCAAGCTTGTATTTGACCTTTTAAATATAAATTTTTAATGCTCTAGCAGAGCATTAAAAAGTACAGAAAATTGAAATTTAAATAAGAAAAAAATATTAAAAATAAAGATGTATTCTTACCATTATTTTAATTTCATAAAAAATAACCCAGATAAGCCGTGGGATTGGGGTTACCTATCTGGAAACCCCAATATTACTTTTGATATTGTGCTCAAAAACCCAGATAAGCCGTGGTATTGGGGGAGGTTAT